TACACGATCTCAAGCTTGTGCCCAGCGGTGGCAGGCGGGTAGACGTAGAACGTCTTCGGGCTGCGCTCGTCGAACATGAAGTGCTTGAGGCTCGTCGATGACGTCTCGGTATGCCAGTCGGGCAGCTGAGCATCAAGGATTTCCCGCTCCACCACGCGGACCGCACGACCCACTGCGTTGGCAGCAGATATGTTGCGGACTGCATCCAGGAAGCGGTTGCCATCCGTAGGGATGGACTGCTGAGACCCAGCAACCAGCGTCAGGACGAAGGTCGATGAGTAAATATCGGGGCGATGGATCGCAAGCTCCCGGCGTCCATCATTCAAGTAGCGGAGCAGCTCGGCTTGCGCCCAACGGACGTTGGTTTGGTCCTGAAGGATGTCTCCAGCCCTGGTGAGGATTTCATTGGGTGTCTGTGCCATGTGGCTCTCCGGTCTTTGGGATGGCTGACCTTCTGCGACGAACAACCTTTGCGGGCTCAGGCTCAACCTTTGCGGGCTTGGGCTCTTCGTAAATCTCGTAATCGCCAGAGTCCATCAGGACCTTGGCATACGCATAAACATTGCCGTTTCGTTTGTGTCGTAGAAGCATTGGAAGAAAGGGCGGACCGAGTTGCCCCAGCCCGCCCTACTCATCAGGCGTAGAAGAAGCCTTCGACCAGAGCCTCGGGCTTGATCACCTTGTAGCCAAACACGTTCAAGCCACGAACGATGTTTCCGAACGTGGACTGCGAACGCAGCGTTTCGACTTTGGTGATTTGCGAAGCAAAGGTGATGGCGTCGCGAGTACCTGCGTACACGTAGGTGCCCTTGACGGTGCCAGCGCCAGCGTCACCAGACATACGGGTCGCGCCAGTTGCGGTGGGCAACAGGTTCGACACGTAGAGGGTGAAGCGGTCGATGGTGCCGAGGCGACCATTGCGCAGCGGGGTCTGGTTGTCGCCAGTGATCGAGGCGTCCTTCAGATCGGACTGCTTGATCATGGCTGCCATCCACGCAGGGATGACCATCCAGCGACCCATTTCAGGCACGTTCTGCTCGTCCAGGACCTGACCCATTTCCACGATCTTGTTGATGACCGTGGTCTTGGACAGCTGAACGCCGGTCAGACCACCAGTGGCGTTGCCGTCGCCGAGGTTGATGTTGGCGGACAGAACACCGGCAGATGCGCCTTGGTTGGCGGCAGCTGCAGCGTTCTTCACGCCAGCCAACACATCGGTGTCCACGGAAATCTTCATCTGCTGAGCAGCGTCATTGGTGAAGATGTCCATGAGCTTGAGGTCAGCCTGCACCTCATCGACGTCGTCCACGACGACCTGGAAGTACTTGCCCTGATCGATGTTCAGTTCGATCACGCTGTTGGTCGGGACCTGAGAAGACAGGGTCTGACCTTTGCTGTACGAACTGATGGTGATCGAGGGGATCGTGCGAATCTCGACCTTGTCGCCTTGGTCTTTGATCTCGCCTTCCCAGTCGTTGTTGGTGATCTCGGAAAGAACGGTCGAGCTATAGAACTTGACCTGGAGCTTGCCGGACCAGATTTGCGGGATGAACTTCCCGGTGTAGCCGTCGGTGCCGGAACCGGCGCCGTAGTAGTTTCCAGAAACAGCGATGGACATTTGAAACTCCTTGGTTGTATGTCCTCGCCGCCCCTCTGTTTGCTAAGCGTTCGCGTCAGACCGGATTGTCTGCTTCAACGAAAGCGCCCTTCAGATTGAGCGGCGAATATGTCGGATTCAATCCGAGCCGCTTCTGCCTCAGCGATCTTTCCACGCCTGACGTCGTCGTAGAAACGAGCGACATCCTCCGTGGTCCAGACCCTTTTTGCCGGTGCTGCTGCAGGTTGCGCTGCCCTCGTCGAGGACGGCACTACCTGATCAGCGCGGCTTGGCGGTCGCGACTCAGTGCTTGGTTGTCTCGACTGCTCAAAGGAGTTGAAGAAGTTGGCGATGCGCCATGCATCGAGCTTTTCATAAGCGTCGTCAAAGAGTTCCTGCCTCGGGCGACCTGTATACGGGTCGAGCCCTGAGAGGTGGTTCAGGAAGTCCTGATCGGTATTCAGCTGTTCCCACTGCGGAGCGTCTCGGTTCAGTGATTCAAAGAACGCCTGACGTGCGACCCTGCGCTGCGCCTCCGTGACCTGTTCAAGCTGCTTCTTGACATCACCGTCTACGCCATTCGCGCTCTTTGCAGCGCGTTTGACCATGTCGATGAACTCCGCTCCGTACTGCTCAACCTCTTCCGGCTTGATGCCGTCGTTGGTGGGCGCAGGCGTTTCGAGTGATGCGACCTTCTGCTCTGCAGTAGCCAGCTGATCACGCAGTTCGCGGATCGTCTGAGCCATGCGGGGCATCTCTTTCGCAAGACGACCCTCAGCCACTTTGGCGCGTTGCTTCCAGTGGTCAAGGTCGCCGCTCTCATCGGCGGATTTATCGGCAGGCGCCTGATCTGTTTTCGCGGGTTCCGCAGGCGGAGCGCTGTCGACAGGTTCAGTCGGTTTCGGATCAGTCGGTTCAGCAGGTGCTGGATCGACGGCTGGTGCTGGAGCCGGTGGTGTGGTGCCATCCGGAGTTCCATACGCTTGTTGGTACGCTTGTTCCGCAAGCTCGGCTTGCTTCTCAACTGCTCTTGGTAGTCGTGACATTAAATTTCCTCTGAGCCATGTCCTACGCGCAAGAGAGCCTCATCGGAGTCTCTGCCTACGTGACCGGAGTTCAGGGCGGGTTGATGCCGGGTTTCCCCGGCGGGTTACCTGTGTTCAGTCGAACACAGCTTTATCAGGTCGGAAAGCGCGAGGCAGTAGCCCTGCAGCTTGTGAGCCTGGACTGCGGCGGTTGCCGCCTCCAGGTCATCTCGCTTCGCTTCCCGCTCCTGAATGAGGTACTGCACGAAGTGTTGGAAGTCTGAGTCCCGTCTCAGGCGTTCAACGACTTCGCGCTGTTTTGGTGTGATCACTTCTTGAATGAGGCGCGCTGCCAGGACATCTTGTCCCAGTGTTGCGGCATCGGCTGGACCATCCCGCCGTTAGCCATACCGGCGCTATAGCCGGGGCGCTTTCTCATTTCGTCAAGCTGCTCGTCAGTGAACTGGTTGAGCGGAACCTCTGGACCGGGGGCTGTCATGTTGCTTTCCGGCGTCTTCTTCATGTTCCCAGCCAAGACATCGCGCAGCAGTTCATCCTGCTTTTCCATGCGCTTTTGACTGTCCTGGTAGCGCTTCGCTGCCAGTGCGCCCTGACCTGCGCCAGAGACGAATGATGCAAACTTTCCCATGTGATCTCCTATTGCAGCATCGGAGGCTGCGGTTGTTGGGGCGGCTGCGGCTGAGCTTGTTCGGCTGCAGCTGCGGTAGCCTCCTGCTGCGCGCGCTGAGCCATCAGAATCTCATCAGGCTTCGGCACGATCTTGTCGACATCGATGTTCAAGGACTTGGCGGTCTCGCGCAGAAGCTCTGCACGACCAGCGGGTCCGATGATCTGCATGTCGAATGGGTTGGCAGTCAGCTGCATGAACTCATTGCGGCGCTGCTGTTGGGTCTCCTTGAGGAGGGTCCCGACGATCCCGGAGGCGACGATCTGCATGTCGCCCTTGATGCTGACATCGTCGTCATAGATCATCAAGTGGTCGTAGAAGCGAGTGAGCATTTCGGACGTTGCTTTGTCCAGGCTCAGGATCGCTTGCTTGATGCCCTTGGCTGCGTTCTCCATCAGCATGCTCAAGCCGCTTGCGGTGCGTCCAGCGCCACTGACGTTGCTGCTGCCGTAGACGTAGTTCGGCACCCCGGTGACCTCATCAGCCACCTTCTGGAAGTACTGAAGGACGTTCATCAGCGTCTCAGCGTTCATGTTGGGCTGGAAGAAGCGAACAGCGGGTTGTCCGCCGCCAGTGCGGTCAGACGTCGTCTGCCAAATCTTCCAGGGGTACATCGAGGTCAGGTTCTCGCCATCAGGCAAGCGGTCAACGCTGACCTCCACCTGGGGACCTGACGCGATGCCCATGTTGTTCGACAAGGCGCGAGCGGCACCGTTGCAGATAACCTGGGTGTCTCGCATGATCTCTGGCAGAGCCATGCCCCAGAACGCACCAGGGATGTTCTCCCAGGCTGCTTTGCTGTACGGACGACGCCCAAGCGGATCAGGGTTCTTGATCGCCTTGATCGTGTGCGCGCCGACCTTCCAGCAGTTGACCTCGTACTCAACGTGATCCTCAACGTCCTTCATGCCCCACTCGCGGAGCATGTAGCCCGAAGCGGAGCCCCAGAACTCGACGGCTTCGATGATCTCAGTGCCGATCAGCGTGTTGTTCCTGCCCTCAAGCAGGTGGCGCTCAGAGTCGCCCTGCTCCATGTTGCGCAGACCGCCACGCCCGTACTGCTCAAGCGCTGCGCGGATAGCGTCGTCGTTGTACCCAGGAACGCCGATCAGTTTGGACAGCGATGCCCGCGTCAATTGGTGGCGCTGGATGAAGTAGCCGTCCTGCGGCGTCACCGCGTTGGGAGAAGGGAAGCAGTCATAGGGTGACACACGCTCGAACGACTCGCTGATGTCCTCAAAGACCTCCGGCTTCCAGCCTTTGGTCCAGCGCATCTGACGTCGTTGCTTGATGACCGGACCCTTGATTACGCATGACGGGAAGGTCACAAAGTCATAGATGACTTCCGACATCGTCTCCGACCAGCGCGCGTCAGTGAGCTTGTCCAGCATGCGACGCTCCATGTTCATGGCGGCGTTCTTGGCAAGCTCGTTCATGCGCTTGGTGACCGTGTCGTACAACTCCTTCATCCGAGCATTGATTGCTCGCGGGTCAATCGCCATGCCTTGCTGGGACACGGCGTCAGCTTCCATGACGACGGTCTCGATGATTCCCTCGCGCATTTCGCTGGGCAGCGAAGGCTCAGCAGTGGGCTGCAGGCTCCAGCTTGATCCGGTGCCCGACAACAGCACGTCTTTAATCCATGACTCGGCTGCGCGGCACTTGATGTCCGTGAGCATCATGTAGATGTCTGAGCCACCAGTCTGGCGAATCAGTGCGAGCTTGTCGGGGTCATACTCACCACGGCGCTGGCGCTCGCAGCGAAGCAGGCGCTCGGTGATGTCAGCTTTGGCAGACTTGGCTTCGGTGTAGCAGCGGTCGATGTAGGCGCTCAGGGAGAGAACAGCAGGTTCCTCCTTGATCTGCTCCTTCTCGACGTCGCGCCGCAACCTCAGTGATTCAAGTGCCATGTCGATTCCTTAGACCCAACCGGCAGCTACCGGGTGGTTGTGTACTGTTTTTGAGCGAATAGGGTTCATCTCGGACCTCATCTGGAGACACCCGTACTGAAGGGCGTCGTGTATGTGTGAAAACTTGTCCTTCACCGGACGGTCTTTGAACCGCGCAGAGCCAGAGACTCGAAGTCGCTCGTAGCGGTAGCCGCCGTTGAACCCTTTCCTCAGCATCTTGCAAGAGGGGTCTAGGACAAACCCAGGCTCTCCGCCGGACATCCGCTGCAGGAAGTAAGCAACGGACTCGCGTCGAGCCACAAATTCATTGGTCGGAGCAGGCTCACAAAGGATGCCAAGCTCCATCAGTTCCTGCATGCAGGTCTTCTCATCGGTCTGGCTGCGCATGTTCCCAGCGGGGTCGCCAACAGCCTCGACGCGATGCTTCGAGTACTCGCCTCTGATCACCGGGCGGACAACCTCGGAGTAGAACTGCCGGATGCCCATGTCCTCGGAGACCAACTCCTTGAGGACCAACAGCTGTCCGCGACTGTTCATCTGCAGGAAAGCGCAGGCTGGGGTCAGACCAAAGTCAAACGACAGCAAGATTGGCATCCCTTGGATCGGCGTGATCGCCATCTCCGACAGATGCACTCTTTCGTTCCACTCCGGATAGACAGGCTTGCCATCCATCGTGGTGCCGTACTGCCCCAGCAGGAACACCCTGATCCAGTCTTCGGTCTTGCCGTACAGCTGGTTCAGGTAGTACTGATACCCGAGGCTGTGGTTCTGGATGTTCTCAGCCTGCGGGTTCGGCACGTACTGTTGGTACGTGGGCGACTTGGGGTCCATGTCCTGGATCAAGCCACCTGGCTGCTTGAAGAACCGGAAGATTTCCGGGCGCTCTTCTTCAGCCAGCTTGTACCACCAGGAGTCATCGTCAGGCGGGTTGGTGTCCATGATCACACCAGTCCAGCTGGGACCGCCGTTGCGCTTGGAGGGGAAGCGACCGACACGCTGAGTCAGCATGTCCAGAACCGCCTTCTCCATCTCGCTGGCTTCGTTCATCCAGCCGCCGGTCAACTCCAAGGACCTCAGCTTGCCGACATCATCAGGGCGATCCAACGCCATGAAGATGACCTCAAGCTCAAGTCCCGTTCCATCCCCGATGTCGGAGATGTTGATGTTCGACGTGATGGGCGTGTCCCACTTCATCGTCGCCAAGTCCTGATACCAGTCCATCCACGTCTTGATCGTGGTCGACTTCAGTTCAGGGTATGTGTTTCTGCAGATCGCCCAGCGTGATCGCCTCACGCCATCAGGTCCAGGCATTTGCTCCAAGGCTCGGGACAGGACCTCGAAGCAGCATGCGGTCGACTTGCCTGATCCGACAGGACCCATCAGACCGCGCACGAACGAGTTGTCTTGATGGAAGGCTTCAGTTATCGGACCAGGGGCTTGGTAGTTGACGTTCATCAGGTGGTATTACCTTTGGCGGTTTTCGTTTGATCCGCTCAAGTTGTTGTGCAGCCCGCATCTGAGCGCAGGCTTGAGTGATCCACTCGAAGATGTTCCCGTCGGTCTTGGGGTCGTAGACCGGGTGCTTCGGGGTTACATCAACTGGACCTCGGCGGACCTGCGTTTCACCAGACCGGGGAGAACCTTCCCGCCGCCACGAGTCCAGAGCATCAGCTGTTCCTTCGCCCCTTCCCAATCCTTTGCGATGATCTTTCGCTTCAGGGTGGACGTCTGCAGCCTCCCGACGCCCAGGTTGTAGGCGAAGTCCACTATCGCTGCCAGACGACCCGGCTTTTCTTGCAGCAGATTTGGGCATTGACGGAGGACTCCAGGAAGGTATGTGTGATTCAGTTCGAACAGCAACAGCTGTTCAGCGCGCTCCTTGCTCATTGGCGGGTGCGTGAGTTCGACCTTGTTGCCGTTCTCGTAGTACGTGCTGCCGTACCCGATGGTTGCGACACCAGCTGGGCACAAGTACGGCTTTGACCGGAACCCCTCAAACAACTTGCAGAGGTCGGCAGCGATTTGCACTGCCTCCTGCATCAGAGTCCTCGCTTGGCAAGGGTCCGGTCAAGGAACCAGTAGTTGATGGTCCCGGAGATCAGGGCGCTCATGTCGGCGGTCATCATGGTCTTGAACACCGCATCAGGAGGTGCGCCGTTGATCCAGGCGTTCCAGGCAAACCAGACGTGGATGAACGACCAGATGAACAGCACCCAGTACGTGACTACAGGGCGGACGCTGGCAGACAGAGAAGCCACCCAGCCACCAGCTGCCTTGACCATCTCGGTCTGCTGGTTGATCGCCGCATTGAACGCAGCCATCGCGCCTACGTCCACAGCTGCTTCGCGCTGGGCTCCGATCTCGGCAAGCTTCTGCGCGCCTCTCTGGGCTTCCAGGTCGCACTGGCGCTGGAACATCAGCAGTTCATGGGCGCGCTCGTTCTTCTTGTCCAGCCACTTCAAGACTTCAGGGGCGAGGCGGAAGATGCCGCCAAAGATCGACCCCAACAAACCACCACTCAGCAGATCAAGCATTCTTGTCCTCCTTCTTCTCGCAAGCTTTGGTGATGGCTTCCTTGCCTTTGATGGCAAGCAAGGTGCCCAAGCTTCCGAGGATGTACTTGCTCATGTCGCTCAACAGGAAGAAGAACTGCTTGTCTGCAGGAGCGATCCCATTCATGGGCTGCGGGACAAACACGATGCTGAACATCGACAAGACCACCATCACCAGTACGGTGAGGCAGAAGGTCGTGGCGATCATCAGCTTGATCTTCGACTCAACAGATTCGTTATCCCATCTCATCGCACTTCCCCTTTCGGCTCACCCTTCATGTCCTCTGGTTTGAGAAGCTGGTCGGGGCATTCCTGAGTAATGGCGCAAACGGGACGCTTGCAGTCCTCGCGCTCCCAGTTCTTGGGGTTCATGCACGGGTAGCGGTAGTACTCGGGTGCGTCACACCCAGCCAGCAGCAAGACGAAGATCAAAATCCGCATGTCTTGATCCTCGCGCAGTGAACGATCCCGTAGGTCACAGCAACTGCCGCACCGCCAAGCACCACAAAGGCGATGACGGCAAGCACGATGTTGTCGATCAGCTGGGAGAGCTTTCGCTTCCTCTGTCGCTCAGCCTCTGCGCTGCGGCGCAGTTCATCCCTGTCCTCCTGGTCCATCGCCTTGGCTCGCGCCGCGATAGCCTCCCAGGTGTCGGCGTGACCGCTGTAATAAAACAGTTCCTTGAGGTCTCGCTCGAAGTCAGCCTGCTGCTTGAGGGCAAGCTCGATCTCAATGGCTTTGCCCATGTTCGAGCCGCCCTGCTTCTTCGCTTCCCTAACCGCTTTGGTAGCGGTGTGCTTGGCATCAAAGTACTTGCCGAGCAGCGGTCCCAGGCTTCTGACGTCGTCGATGGTCGCCGACGCCTTCTTGATCATTGATACGGCGGTTGATACCGCCGCCATCGCGGTAAACGGGTCTATCACGGTGTCCTCCCTGAAGGTAATACCAACAGACAGCACACCCAATTGGGGCTTCTAGTGCCGCCCCTCCTCTCTATTTGTGAAATTCATCTCAGTGCAGCTTGGCTTGCTCGGCTGCGCGGTCAAACGACTCGATCAACAGGGCTGCAAGCCGCTCCAAATCCTTACCGGAGCCCATCTCCCGCAGGTCCACATCGACTTCAAAGCGGTGAACGGCGCCATACAGGCTCACAAGACCGGAAATCGTGACCAGGAAGGGGGCAATCGCCTCAGCCTCCGGGCTTTTGTAGCCCACATCCACAAATTTCAGGGGCTCAAACTGCCTCAAGTAGCCCTCAAGCTCACGATCAACCATCCAACTCCTCCAATTTCTGTGCGCTTTAAGGCTGATATGCACAAAATTTTGCGAAAAACGAACATGTACCCCTCTCCAGGGGGGCGTCTTGGTCCGCATGGGGGTGCCAAAGTTATCGTCAGGCGATAAACCGGCTAACTTCGCTACAAAAAGGCGCCCAGTGCGTGTGGGGATGGGTATGTGGTGGGTCCCAACCCCGCCGCCTCGCGCGCTCGCGGGTCCGCGTGGGGGTGCCCGCGACTCCGCGCACGACAACGCGCGCGTTTACGCCCTGTCCGACAGCTGTTGCCGCTGTTCAGCCTGGGAGCAGAGGACCGGACTCAGTGCCCGGTCGACTCCCCAGCACTGGCGCGGGGTTGCAGTCGATTGTGGGCGGCTGACTGTGGGTAGAGCGGATGCCAATGTTGAAGATGACGTTCGTCTTGGCGGTGTCGCCCTGGTAATCGCCCCACTTCGTCGGCTTGAGCTTGCTGGCAACCCACTTGCGGGCGTCCACGCGCAGCCGTGCTGCCTGGATTTCCTCCATGCTGCCAGTGGCGGCTTCGTCGGCGATGTCGACGATCTCATCAGCCAGGGAATCGGCGCGGTCGTCGTGTGCGCGCGCGTACCGCTCCCGGAAGTCCTTCCTTTCCCGTAACCACCGATAGACAGTGTCGAGCCCTCGATGCTCCAGTCTGCAGTAGCTGCGCAGTGATCTCCCCTCTGCGATCCAGGCGCAGATGCGATCTGCCTCTTCGTCTGTGTATTCGCTTGGTCTGCCCATGACAGCTGTTTGGGTGCTGTTTTCTTCCCCTACGCTTTGCACAGCTGTTGCCTGCTGTTGTGCCAGCTGTAGCTGCTCATGGGCGTTTTTCTCAGCCAGGGCGACTTCCTGCAGCGCCTGATCCCTTGCTGCGTCCTTTTGCTGGCGCTTCTTCTCTGCTGCCCTTTTCCTGGCAGCTTCGCGCTCTTGGCGTTCTTGCTCTTCGTTCATCGGTATCTCGCGGTCTTGGCGGCGATCTTCTGGGGCTGGGCGACGAACTGCTTGCCCTTGGCTTTCCCTTCCCTCTTCGCCTTTGTCGTCGCGGCGTACTCGGCGGGCGTCAATGCTTTGATCGCCTTCTCTGGCAGGTAGCGCTCGCCCGTCTGGCTGCTTGGCTTGCCGGACTTGGTGCGCCACTTCTGCTCTGTCCAGTCCTTCAGGCTCTTCTGGGGCGCTTTCACTTGTAGCCCCCGCCCTTTTCCTTGTACTGCTTTGCCAGCAGTTGCGCCTTGCGGGCGCTCCACTGCCCTGCGGCGGTCCCCTGAACAGCCTGCGCCTTGATCTTGTTGAACAGCTGTTTGCGCATCTCGGGCTTGGTGTAGTTCCCGGCGGCGTTCACGGTCGACTTCTTCACGGCTTGATCTTCGCTGCCAGCGCCTCAAGGGCTGCTGCAATGGACGCGCGGATGATCGTCAGCCAGCCCTTCACGGGTTAGCCGCCCTTCATGCACTTGCCAGCCTTGGCGCAGGCAGCGGCGTTCTTGCAGCCAGAGCAGGGCTTGAACTTGCCAATGGGACCGCCCTTTGCGTACCCCTTGACGGCTTTCACTGGGACCTTCACTGCTTTCTTCATGGTTTCACTCCTTGTTTCACTCTTGATGTTGCAAAGAAACAACTGTTCGACATCTGTTGAATACCGTTTGGTATTGACATGCAGCAATACCGAACGATAAGATTCGGGTGTCGGTGATGTTCTTTGTGTCTGTTGTCCCCGCCACCGACGCGACTGGGGACTGGGTTCCAGGCGACCGAGCAATGTCCTGGTGGGCGAGAGTCGGTTTGGTCCCGGCAAGACGCCAGAGACGGTGAGCTAACCCGACCGTAAAGAGCGCTCGACCAGCCCGCCGGAAATCCCACCGTCCCAGCCGATCTTCTGACCCGGCTGCAACAGGGTTTCAGACCTTGCCCACCGTGGTGGGTAAGTGCGGACGCCCTGTCCTACCGAGCGTTGGCGGTTCCCAGCGCATGAAAGGCTCTCAATGCTTTCCTTCCTGCTGGTTCTGATGTCCGTCTTCACGGCTCTGGTGCTGTTCAGCGCCGCTGCAGCCGCCCTCTGCCCCTCTTACGTCAAGGAGTGAACATGACCACTGCAATCGACCTGTCCGGCTTCTACGGGACCGACAACTACTACCGCCACCCCTTCACCCGCTCGGTCTACACCGACGGCGTCAAGTACTTCGCCGAGCAGGCGGGTGCCTACTGGTTCCTGGACATCGTCCTGACCGAGTGGGACGCCCTGGTGCGCCGCGAGGGGTTCCTGACCATTGACCTGAAGGTCAGCCGCAACAGCGCGGTGATCGAGGTCTCGGACGGCAACGGCTCTTACACCAAGCCGCGTCTGGTGGACTTCACCGACTGCCCGGACGGTGACTACCGCTTCTTCTTCGTCGCAGGCGAGCCCTGCGTTCTCATGCTTGCCTCGGAGTACTGACCATGAAAATCATCATCGCCATCAAGACTGTGTACGGCAACCAGTCGATCTACCCCGTGTGCGACAACGCCAAGCTGTTCGCCGAAATTGCCGGGACCAAGACGCTCACCAAGCAGGCGATCCAAAAGATCATGGCGCTTGGCGTCACGGTTGAACTGGACAAGACGCCTTCCCTTGAGGAGGCGCTGGGCATGTTCACTGGTCAGGGGGCGCTCGCATGAACGCCGCCCAGTCAATCACCCGCATTTTGCGTCGCCGCGAACAATACCGTTTGCTGCGTTTCATTGCTGAACAGCTGTTTACGGCTGTCCAGTTCGTTCTCGCCGCAGCGCTGATCTACGCGCTGCTGGTTCTTGGTCTCGCCCTTTGATTGGAGGTCATCATGGAAATTCAGCATCTCTCGAAGCCGCAACTCAACGAAGTCCTGCGCCGGGTCACCGGCAAGGGGCGAGACATGGCTCGCAACTCCAAGGAGGATTACCTCGACGCCCTGGCGTCGTGTTCCGCCGAGTCGGTCACCAGCGCGGTCCAGTCCCTGGGGCTGATCGCTGGCTCCTGGGCGGTCCAGGCTGCTGCTCCCGCGCCAGCTGTTGAACAGCTGCCCGAGATCAAGCCGGTCCGGGTCGCAACCCTGGGTCAGATTTTCGGAGTCCGGGGCAAGCTTGCCTCGACCGAGATCGAGGTCTGGAATGACCCGGCTGCTCCGACCCTGGACCCGCTCTACAAGTTCGACATCGACGCCCTGCACTCCGCTGCAGTCGCGATCAAGCGCGGTCGCAACGTCTGGCTGGCTGGTCCTGCTGGCACTGGCAAGACCGAGTTCGTCAAGAACCTCTGCGCGGGTCTCGGTCGCGCCTTCATCCGGATCAGCTTCGACTCCGGCGCTGAGCGCTATGAGTTCATCGGCGGCGAGCGCGTCAAGAACGGCTCCACCGTCTACCAGGAAGGCGTCGTGCTTCGCGGCATGCAGCGCCCTGGTGCGGTGATCCTGCTCGATGAGGTCAGCTTCGCCCGCCCCGAGTACCTCTCAGCCCTCCACGCTCCCCTAGAGCCGGACGGTGCTGTCACGGTGCCCGAGACCGGGCAGGTGATCCGCAAGGCTCCCGGCGTCTGCTTCTTCGCTGCCGACAACTCGAACGGTCGCGGAGACTTCTCTGGCATGTACGTCGGCATTCGCGAGCAGAACGTTGCGTTCGTCAACCGCTTCGCCAAGACCCTGGTCTTCAGCTACCTGAAGCCCGAGCTTGAGTCGAAGGTGATTGCCGCGCGCTCTGGCTGCACAGTCGAGCTTGCGGAGGTGATCGTCAGCTTCCTCACCGTCTGCCGTCAGGCTGGCGATCAGGCTCAGCTTGATCACATTCCGACCCTGCGCGAGGCGTTCTACCTCGCCGAGGGGCTGACCGACGGTCAGGAGTACCGCAAGGCGTTCGAGGAGACGATGGTCAACCGCGCCTCTCCCGAGTCTGCAGAGGTCCTGCAGCAAATCTGGAGGGCGAACGTCTCGGACGTTGCCATCGAACGGGCTCTCAACCCGCAGAAGTACAGCAACGCCCCTGCTGCCGACCCCGGCTGGTCGAACATGACCAGCGACGGCGAAATGTCACTGGCTGCTTAACCTGGAGGTCAACATGGCAAATCAAATCATTGGCGCTCGCGTCAAAGCTGCAGCGCTTGTCCACGCCCAGAAGCAACTGGGCAACCTGGGCTTCCGGTTCAAGTCCGGCGCTGGCTCCGCAACCTTCCACGGCGAGACTGCCTACGCCGCCTGGGAGGCTGGCGCTGGCGACTGGGTTGGCGCTTTCCGCATCAACTACCCAGAGATGCCCGACAACGCCCTGGTCAGCCGCCGCGAGGCGGACCTGATCAGCGCTTACACGCTGCATGAGATCGGGCACGTCGCCTACACCGAGGCGAAGGTCACCAGCGGCAAAGCTGCGCTTGTCCACTACCTGTACAACGGGATCGAGGACGGGCGCATCGAGCATGCGGTCATTGCCAGCGGCAAGGCTCGCGGTGCGCGGTCGATGTTCAAACGCCTGATGTCGAAGTTCACCAGCAAGATCGTTGCTGGCGGCGACTTCAACCCGGCGTCAATCAACAGCGCCCCCTTCGCCCTGGCTCTGGTCTCACGCGCCGCCCTGGGCGATGGCAACGGGTTCGCGAAACAGCTGTTGTCTCGCATCCCGGAGCCGTACCAGTCGCTCTACGCAGCCGTTGCGGATGGCATCAAGTCTGCCCCGCTCGACCGCTCTGGCTCTGCCGTCTCGCTCAGTCTGGCTCAGCAGTTCCTGGACGGCTGGCTGCGCATCAACCCGGACGCCCTCAACCGCCCAGCCGCTCCCCCTCCCCTGGGTGAGCCCCAGGATGGCGAAGGCATCTCGATGCCGGGTGGCGAGGGCGATCAGGACGGCGACCCCGCTGAGGGTGCCCTGCCTGACCAGCAGGAGGAGGAACAGCTGTCCGACAGAGACGGTCCCAGCGGTCACTGGTCGCCGCCTGATCGCGACCTTTTCGACGCCGACAACCACGGCGACGGATTCGATGACAGCGATGAACAGCTGTCTCCCGAGGAGCAAGCCGCAGCCGAGGCTGACGCCAAGGAGCGCGACGAACTTGCGGAGCAGATGGCTGGCGCTGCCGAGGCGGCACCAGAGGCTGACGACAGCATTCTCAGCGCCCTGCCGGAGTCCGACTCGGACGACGACGAAGGCGGTGACAGTGTTGGCGAGCCGTTCCAAGCTCTGGATCAGCCGGACCACTTCGATGAGGGCAAGGTCATCAAGCCCGAGCCCGAGGTCGACGATGTCTTCAAGTCGATTCGCGAACGCACCCGCGATGCGGTCACGCTCCGGTCTGTCCCGGTTGCCAACCGCAGCGAGATGCGCAAGTGGAGCAAGCTGCAGGACTTGACCGACAAGACCCGCAAGTCGCACCTCAAGAAGCTCAACCGCCACGCGATGCCTGCTCTCAAGGCTCAGCTGTACCGGGTCCTCAAGGCTCCGGAGCGCTGCGGCTGGGACGGCGGCGCGATGGGTGGTCGCTTCGACGGCAAGCGCGCACCGCGCATGCTGGCTGGCAGCGAACAGGTCTTCAAGCGCCGCTGGCTTGCCGAGGGCATCGACACCGCCGTGTCGGTTGTCATCGACCTGTCCGGCTCGATGCAGGGCAGCACCATCGACTCTGCAGTCGACCTTGCCTGGACTATTGCCCAGGCTTGCGAAGGCGCTCGCGCTGACGTCGAGGTTGTCGGGTTCCAGAACGCAAGGTATCCGGTCTACACGGGCGGCTACGACATGCGCGGCGATTGGCACTCGGCTCAAGGCAGCAGCGACTGCACCTTGGTGGTCGCCAAGCGGTTCGCTGACCGCTGCGAGTCGGTCGCCCACCACTTCCAGGTGTTGAAGCGACTGCCTGACCTGGGCACCCCTGACTATGAGGCATGCAAGACGGTTGTCGAACAGCTGTCCGAGATGCCGCACAAGCGCAAGGTTGTGATCATGGTCACCGACGGCTGCGGAGACGTTGCCGACATGCACCGCCTGGGCGAGGGAGCCTGGAAGCTGTACGGCGTAGACGTGATTGGCTTTGGCATCCACGTCGGCGCTCAGCAGTTCGCTCGCGCCTACCCGGTCGGCTCTCCGGTCAGCCTGGACTCGCTCCACAAGACGGGTCTCAAGGGCGTCGTCAAGCAGCTGGAGTCGCGCGATCAGCGCCGCGTCATCTAACCCTGGGGGCTCGCGCCCCCTTCAACAACTGTTCAACAAGGAGCAACAGCATGAGCATTCAGTCATTCAATGACCCAGCCGTTCAAGTCGACCTATCTCGCGACTCCGACCTGGAGTCACTTCGATTCATCCACGATGAGCGCGGGGGTCCCAGGTCAGCCTACGCATGGGCAATCGGTCGCACCCCGAATCAAAGAGGGATGAACTTCCTCACAGCCGACCTGGACACCCAGAAGGTGGAGGACTTCATCATCGCCTTCTACACCGCATACAACGCCCGCTTTGGGCGCACCTATTGAGGAGCCAGCATGAAGATCGATGAACTTGCCCTGGTCATTGCCGAGCGCGCTCACCGCGAGGCTGTCAGGGCTGACGGCGTCACGCCGTACATTGCCCACCCGATGGTGGTTGCCGCTGTTGTCCGCGCTGCAGGTGGAAACGAAACAGCTGTCGCTGCAGCCCTGCTGCATGACGTGATCGAGGACACCCCGACCAAGCCTTCGGAACTCATCGAGCTTGTCGGCGAGGAGGTCGCAGACCTTGTGGTCGAGTTGACCTTCCCAGCCAACATGCCCGACCGCAGGCGGCGGATGATCGAGAGAGTCCCCTCGATGAGCCCAGCGGCTAGGCTGATCAAGCTTGCCGACATTTACTGCAACCTCTCGGACCTGCCCAGGGCAGGGTGGGAGGCAGACAAGGTGGCTCGGTATTACCGGCACCTGCTGGCTATGCGTGTGGCTTTGGCTGGAACCCACCCCGTGCTTGAACGGGCGTTCGACGATGTCGCCGAGAAGTTCCCTGTCGCGTAGTCCTGCTTGATATTGCCCTCGGGGAATTTCCTGGGGGCTGTTTCACTATGAGCAGGACCTACGGAATTGGATTTGTTGGATAGTCCTTCTGCCGATTATGCACATTTACAACCCCCGGCGCAACAGCTGTTATGGCTGTTGCTCTGGGGGTTTTTCTGTATCTACGTTTGCAGGTATCCGGAGCAATTGCGCCCTGCCTGCAGCAATCTCGCTTTCAACGAAGGCGACCATATCCTCCATCTGTTTCACGGTGCTGTTGTCCAGCTGTTCGTCGTGAACAGCGAGCGCTGTTGCGATGGCGTTCATCTCAGCACCGCTGCACCCATATCGCTTGTGCTTGGCGGCTCTCTCAACCATCGCCTCGACTGCAAGCTGAGCTTGTCTGATCTCGGGCATGAACTCAGTGCCGAGACCGTGACGCGCATAGGCTTCAGAGATGTTGAAGCAGGCAATGAGTATGTCGACCTCATGCTTGCCCGCTCTGCCCTTCTTGATTGAATCAAGCGCTGCGTAGTGCTTGATCTTCAGAACCGTAAGCGCGTCGCTGAACTGGTGCGCGATAGGCTGCACCCCCTGGATCACTCTCTCCCAGGCGTTCAGTGTGATGGGCTTCGGTCTGTACTTGCTTCGCTTGCGCACTACTCCAGCAACTCCAACAGCTGTTGAGTTACCTTGCGGCGCGCGGCAGCGTATGCATCATCCGCAATCTCTTTTGCGAACTCGATGCGCTTCTCCCACCAGTCCTTTGATTCATCGGGTCCAAGCTTCATCATCTGCACCCGCCACTTCCATGTCGGCATGAATAGACCCGTTCCGTTGCAGTGCCAACAGCTGTCCGACGCCTTGCGCTTTGGCACGTTGAACTTGTTGGGTGGCGCGTAGCTGTTGAGCTTCGTCCCGGTCCCATTGCATGCCTTGCAAATTCGGATCATCCATTCAAGCAAAGCCTGCTGCGCGATGATGGCTGCTCGATCCTGACCAATGCCGATCCTCTTCCTTCGACCGGCGCGGATCAATGTGTTCGACAGCAGTTCGATGCTGTTCTGTAGTTCGCTGTTGTGACCTGCTGAGCGAAGGGCTTGCAACGTAGAGCCAAGCCGTGAGGCGAACGCAAGCGCGGCAACGATCTCGATGTCGTGATGTAGCTCGTCAGCCTTGAGGTTGCCGCTGTTGAGCGCTGAACCTATGCGCTCATGCGTCGCCATCCGCACCCCCTACGATGCGGTCGCGCATCATGTGGACGAACTGGTCGAGCCTCAACATCACAAGCGGTCGCGTGTCCCCATCAACCCTCATCACCACCACTGGTATCTCGGTTGCCACGGACCCAGCCTCGCACTGCCGCATGAAATTGATCACTGACAGCTGTTTGCGTCGTTTCACTTCGATCCGGAACGGCGGCACGTTGATGTCCTCTCCGCTGTCCCTTGCCTGTCCCAGTTTTCTTTTCACCGCTACCCCCAACTGGTCGCTGAGGTACGTTGCGATCTCCCTTTCCGTCGAGGCTCCTCGGTCTCGCTGTAGTTTGCCCATCACTCTTCCTTTTCTTCTGATAACAGCTGTTGCACACCCGTGTTCGCCTGCCAACGACGGAGACGTAGGTGAGCTTTGATCCTTGGGTTGGCGACGGCTTCCCGCACATCGCGCACGTAAACCTCTGCAGGTACGGTGAGTTCATCGAACACTGAGCCTCCCGTCTTCAATGAGCCACGCGATGGTGTCTCGGTGGGCTTCTTCCCAGGCACGGCGCTTCTCTTCCAGGCTCCAGTGCTTGCCCTGGTCGATCTCCATGTGGCACTTGTTGCAGACCGCAGCGACTCGGTAGTCGTGAGCCTTGATGCCCTTGCCCTTGCCGTCTCTTAGCTGGTTGCTGTGAGCGGGGACGATGTTGGTCCCGTCGCCGTGGCACCTGCAGACAAAGCAGAACGGCGCGTCGTGCAAGTGATCAAGAAGCTTGCGGCTGCGCCAGTTCATAGGCTTGGGGAAACCGCAGCGCGGTGAGCGTTGAACGGAGCGAGGATCAGACGCCTGAACCCATCTGCAGCAGCCGGGTTACTGTCGAGCAGCGACCGACTGCCGATGCCAAGCATCGAGCAGATGTAGTTGCGAGCAGATGGCTCGTCGCAGATTGAGTCGAAGCTCCTGGCGCTTGCCCAGTTGTAGAACTCTGGGTCTCGGCAAAGCAGGAACGCCTGTTGCGACAGCGTCTTCGGATGTTCAACAGCCTGTTCGTCGTCGCCGATCTGAACAAGCACCGCCATGAACCTCTGCCCCGCTCGCTTACCCTGGCGGATGGTGAAGTCTCTGAACGGGTGGGCTTCGCCCTCGTCGTCAAGCAAGAAGGTCACTGTCCTGCCGCGAGTGGATGACTCCGCCCACTGCAGCAGCATGACCTCGCCTTGGAATGCAATCTTTTCTGCGTCCACTCCTCACTCCTTGTAGCGCATCAGTTGCCGGTACTTCTCGGCTTTGGTTGTTGGGCGCTTCGACTTAACAGCTGTTCGCTGTTTTTGCTTAGCGTTCGGTATTGTTTCTGGGCGATCTTTTGGAAGCACGGGCACACCAGGAGGGCTCGGCTCGCCCCACTCGTTTCCGTCAACGTTCAAGTACGTGATCTTGCTTCCTGGGAACTGGTCCATCAGCGAGCGGATGTCTTTGAACAGCTGGTCAACATGGGGCTTTTCTTTGCGGACCGCAGCGAAGTATTCTTTGTCCGCCTGCGTGAACTTCACACTCATGCGTTCCGCTCCTTCAGCTTTGCATCGACCATGTAAACCAACGCTTGCCAGTTTGTTCTATCGCCGAACGTCGCTCGATTAACTAAAGCACGCGCTTCGTCGTCCGTCAGTTCGACCCATTGGCGCGGTGCGGCGTAGAGCGGTTGCCAATACTTTCCAATCATGTCTTCGCTGGGATCGGTAGTGAAATGCGTCTTGTATTTCTCTTCATGGAACCAAGCCACCGGCTTCGCCTTCTGCCGCGCACAGACCAGACAACCATCACCGGGGATCAATGCCTTCCAGCCGCACTCCTTGCACAGTTCGAGTGAGGTCTGGTTGTACTGCTCGATGGCTGCTCTGGCTGCAGCCACCACACCATCAGGCGCCAGCGTTTGCCAGCCGAGCATGTCTTCCAGCGCCTCCAGAAGTTTCGCGTTGATGGCTTCAGCTTTGACTGCTCGCTGTAGATAGTCCGACGCCCACCGACCCTCGCTTTCGGCGAGTTCGTGCAGGCGGCGAAGCTCGGCGGCGGCTTCGGCGTACAAGCTGGTCGGCAGGGCGGCAGATTGCTCGCATTCATCAGCCAGCTTCAGTGTGTCGTTCATTGTCGCGCCTCCGGGTTAGCAGCCACCAATCCAACTACGTGGCATGAGTGGTGAAGCGATGTCTCTCTCGACTCGCCTCGTTTGAGAACAACGTGCTTGGTGCCGCTCGGCGTGACGTGTTCGCGCCTGATGAACTCGTACACCTCGCCTGTCCGCAGCAGCGTGAACAGCTGTCCTGGTTGCATGTTCCTGACCTTCTTGCGAGCAGGGCACCTGCGCCCCTGGTAGCAGTTGCCGTGGCATGGAGGACAGGTCTGCTCGACGCTCACGACAGCTGTTCCTCGACCAGGATTCCTGTTTCCTTCGCGACCAGACCTGGCGGAACGTATCTCGGGACCTCGAATCCGTGCGGTCTGCCCTGAACCTGACGCTCATGGAAGCTGTTGCCTTCGTTGTGATACCAGAGCCGCACAGTTGCCTCCTCGCCGCCGTCTCTGTTCTTGACGACGATGACCTGGGCATCACTCCATGCCTTCGCGTCATCGAGCAAAGGCTTGCCGTCCTTCATGCGCCGCTCGTTCTCAGCCTTCGCGCCCTCCTCCTTGACCACGCGCTCCTTCATCTTGTTGCGGTAGACCAGGACGACGTTGTCAACGCGGTCAGTGATGGCGCCAGTACCCTTGATGTCGTACTTGCCTGGAATCTTTTCCTCAGACTCAAGCTTGCGAATGTGGTGGACAACGTGAATGTGAATCTCATGCGCCCTCGCCATCTCGCAGAGCTTGAAGACGAAGTCCTTCTGGCTGTTGTAGTCGTCTTCTCCCGAGACGCAGCACATAAGGTTGTCGATGAAGAAGTGGTGGCACTTGTTCTCAAGCGCGGCGTACTTGACGATGCCCTGCACGTCAGACATCGAGGCGGTGCCCCTGACGTCCGCGTACCAGAGCTTGTCTGTTGCCCAGTGGATGAAGTCCTTCGCGTACTGGGGTGAGGGCAAGCCCCCAGCAGCCTGAAGAATCATGCGGCTGTTCAGTGCTTCGGGCAGCATCTCGAAAGACGCAACGCCGCAGCGGTATCCCTGCTGCATGAAGCCAAGCTCAACCTGACTGATGATCAGTGACTTGCCGTGCCCGTTGGCACCAGCCCAGAGGGTAACCTCTCCAGGCTTGAACTGCAGATTCAGGTTGCCCCAAGGCAGTTTGGCAAAGACGGTCGAGTTATCTCCATACATCCGCTGCAGCGTCTCTTCCACGAAGTCGGATGGCTTGCGCATCGTGTGCGCCTTGCTCTCCTGCTGCTTGAGGTAGGCACCGAAATCGAATGAGTCCGGGACCGTCTTAAACATACGCACTCTCACTCATCGATTCGTGAATCCACAAAGCCCACTCTTCATTCATCGACCTGAACCAGGGAAAGAAGTCCAGGGTCCACACCCAC